TCACGCATTCTCTCCTGCGCGGGTATTCCATGCGATAGCTGCTTTCTCTTGCGTCTGATATCCACCAGCAAGACCTCGATTATTAACCCCGCATAATAGGCAGTTCACGGAGTGTGCGGTGGTAATTGGTGTTCCATCTGGGAACCATGCATTTGGTTCTTTTCTTGGAGCATGAATTGTTTTTCCGAATGCAGCTTTCCCACCACACATAGGGCATGGCTTCAATTCCTCGCTCATGCTTCCAATCCTTCAAAAAACCATGTCAGCGGCACGTCCAGTGCGGTGGCGAATGTTGGCAAGAGCGTTGCCTTTATGGCGTTCTTGCCGGTTTCATACTTCTGCATCTGCTGGTAGGTGCAGCCTATGGCGTGGCCTAGCTGTTCCAAGCTCATGTGCAGTTCATGACGGCGCTGGCGGATGCGAAAACCCAAGCGTTTATCATTACGGATACGCTTTGGCGCTTCTACCTGTGGTGGTGGTGCGTAGGTGCCTAGAAGCTGCTCCAGATCTATCTGTGCAGCCATAGGAACGCATTCCCGCATATTCCGATAACTGACAGCACAAACCACAGCATGACTAGGCGCTGGGAGGGTGCAGGGTTGTGCATATCCCATTTCCTTAATGCCGCACGCTAGCAGGTGATTGGCCATAATTCTTGAAGATATCAGAAACAGTTTTTGTATCTTCTGGCCTGATTACAGCACCGTCTCCACCTTGCATGAGGAAGCTCATGACGGCTGTATTTAATCTGCTCAAGTAAACCAGTGGGGACACTGACGCGCTCCCTACTACTGCCATTGATGCAGAAGCACCTGCCGCACAAAGCAGAGGGTTTGCATCTCCTAATGTGCCCATTAAACTTTCGACCATCTCTTCTTTGGCATCCAGTGCAGCAAGACCATAGGCAAACGCGTATTGTGTATCTGGTTGGTGGCTTTCTATTTCAGTCTTTATCTCGGCCACCCGTTTATCCAATGCCTCAAGCATTTCCTGACGGTTCATTGTGCGACCCTCACTTCTCCCAGAATGAAGTCCTGAATGCGTGCCAGCGGGTTGCGGCGCTTGGCGTAGCCAATGCGCAGGGCGGTATCTGCAATGTCCTGCTCGGCTTCCATTGCGGCGGCCATGTCTTTGACCAGGGAAAGCATGGCCAGCTTTTCTTTGCTGTCCACATTGCGGTGAATGAGCTGCTCCAGCTGCGTGCGGGCAGCCTGAAAGGCGTGATTATTCATTTGATATAGCTTTCGAGGATATTGGCGCGGGTATAGAGAAGCTCGGCTTCTTCACGGGCATGGTGCGCAAGCTTGCGCCATGATTCCGCGCCATAATGGTTTTCACTGGCCTTACATGCGCGGTGATAGGTTTCCAGCACGATGGAATGAGACATCAGGGCATCAGCCTGCATGCGGATAAGCGCAGCGCGGCGATGTATTGATTGTGCTGATTGTGCTGTTTTGAATGCGCTTAAGTGTGTGGGGCAGGGGATGGCGTTCATGCGCTTGCCCCCGCCATTTTATTGGCTGAAGTGCGGGAGAGACGGTTGCCGTACTCTCCCGCTTTTTCCATTCTCGGGTGTTCACAAGACTCGAGGAGGAAACTGATGTCTAAGGACGATAAAAAACAAACGCAAAAGGATAAGCCAACTTTTTTGCCTAAACCTTCTATTTTTGAGCAAAGAACAGGCCAGAAGGGCGCTAATAATAGCAGTTCAGCACCGAAAGAGAATAAGAGAAGGGATATGCAAGAGTTACTGAAATCTATAAAAGAATTACGGAATACTCTTAAAGATAAATAGCTGCTACAATTGCTGCTATAAATGCTACAATAGGCATAACCAGCAGCAGGTTCCATGCTCTGCGCACATGCTTTGCACAAATATCCACGAGTGTATCGTTTATGTGCAAGGCATTCTCTAGTGATTTCAGTCTTTCTACTGTGATGTACAAAGCTGAGGCATCGGGTGGTGGGCTTTCTATCAGCTTGAGCCATATGCTGGGTGAAAGGCCACCGTTTGACCAGTTGCGCACCCGCAATGCCTGAAATGCCTCTATTACAGCAGCTGCGGTTAGAATAAAGCCGCAGGCTGCTGCTATCCGCCGCGGCATTCCAAGAGTTGGCGCAAATACTACGCCCCCCATTACCACGCTTAGGGGCAAAGCCCAGCCAATAATGGATGTTGCTGTTTTTGTAAGGCTTTCCCGCGATTTGTCTGTTTCTGCCAAAGCTGTTTCGGCGGTTTTCAGAGCTTCCTTTGCTGCCCAGTAGGGAAAATCCTTCCCCTTTTCGCCCATATCCGTTTCCGGTTCCGGCTTCAATTTTCCAGATTCTGGTTCCTGCGTCATGCTGCAAGCCTGCTTTGGTGTGCTGTGTAGGTATTGTGCAAAGGGTAGCATGCGCTTGAGAGCACACATACTGTTCTGGATGGTTGCTAGACTCCTCCCATATTTTCCATTCTGAGAAAGTCCAAATATCTAAGAAAGGAAAACTGATGGCAAAAGCACCAGCGCCTGCACCACCACCAAGCCATGTTCCTGCACCACAGCGGGAAACAAAGCAGGGGCCCCGGCCTGCATAATGGTATGTTATTTCTTGGTTATGACATGAACCAAAATAGCTAAGATTGGCATCATGGCGAACCCACACCATGATGCCATTAACCAACGTGAACAGTAGGTAATTCTTTTCCGATTTTCCTGTATGCCCGTTTGATAACTGCGGGCAATATACTCTGTGATTTCCAATTCGTTGGAGAGTTTTGTTTCTAAAAACCATTCTGGTGTTTGAATAGGGGGCACCCAACCGCTTGGCTTTAACACCACCAATGCGCATATGGTTGTTACAGCCCCAAACAAACCCACTATTAAAAGCGTCCAGATAAATCCTTGTGCTGCTCCTAAGGCTAAAAATGCGCAAGAAACTGTTACGCTCCAGCTTAATGCCTGTGTGGCACGTGCCATAATGGTATCCAGAGATGTGCTCTGAAATTCCATTCTTTGCTTGGCTTGATCCACAGCCTGCCTTGTACGCCACAGACGTAAACCATCCGTATCTACCTCTCCAACCTCTATGGAGATGATATCCTTCTGTTCCTGCGTCATGCTGCAAGCCTGCTTTGGTATGCTGTGTAGGTGTTGTGTAAAGGGTAGCATGTGCATGAGAGAACACATACTGTTCTGGCCTATTGGTCTGATGAACCATCTTGCTTCTCTTTGAAGGGGAAGCCTGTTGCCAGACTCCCCCAACTTTTTCCATTCTTGGCGCGCCAACAGACCCAAGAAAGGAAAAACGCTATGTCAGACGAAATAGATACAACTATTGAGGCGGCTCTTATTCAGGCTGCTGCAACACTAACAGCTTCTCAACTAAGTGCTCGTTCTGCTTCTGGTAGTGATCCAAGCGATGAATACGAGCACTCTAAGGTTTCCAGTGAGTTTTATAACCTTTTGGGGCGCTTGAAATCAGATTACCCAAAGCCAAAATAGTATCTAACGCCTAACATCTAAACTATAGGCCGTGCCTATTATTCTGTTTGTTGGCTGGGCACGGCTGCATTCTTGCGCAATTCAGCAATAGAAGCTGTTAACAGTTTTTCCACACGCTCACGGATACGGAGCAGGTGGTGGGCATCTGGATCTTTTTCGATAAAAAATGATGCGGCATACCGCGCTAAACTAAGCGCTGCCTGCTTGCGCTGATCCCTGAGCGCATCACCATTACGGGATGCGGCGTCTGTTCCGCTTTCTGCTTCCTGCGCGATGGAATAGGGCACGCGGATTTCTTTGGGGAATGGCCCTGTGCGTTCTTCTACCAGCACAAAGCCGCCATCGGCTTCTTCAATTTTGTATCGTGTATTCGACACGGTTTTTCTCCACCACGGGTTGTGATGGGTATTTTTGTGCGACAAAGCCGCACAAAATGCAAGCGTAAAAAACGCACAAAATTTAGAAGAAATTTAAATTCGCGCGTAACATTCTGTTTTTATTTAATAAATTTTTCTCCTAAAATTTCATTACGTTTTTTGATATTATTTCTACGGGGAAGTTTTCCATCTGGAACGGGAGGCGGTTCAATAAAATTTTTCAGCTTTGGAAGAGTAAAGCTATGGTACATATCTAAAACATTAATATTGCTCATCTTTTCCAAATATAGACACATACACATGAGAACATCTTCAGCTGCATCATGAATTGATGTTTTTCTTTGTATTCCCAATCTTTTAGAGCATGCAGATAAGCTACCTCCATGCATTTCCATTGTGCACATTGTACCAATCTTACCGATATCTATTTTAGCGTTTGCGAAAGAATTTCGGATGAATTTCATGTCAAAATTGACATTATGCGCAACTATAACATCACTTTCTTCTATGAAAGATAATATATGCTCCATTTTTTCTTCAAATAAATTTTGATGCCTTAATGTCCAGTCATTATATCCATGTATACCTTCAGCTATAGGATGACTTTTTTTACAAGGGTCAAATATATAATATAAACTTTTATATGTTAGCTTTTGCAGTTCTTGGCTTTTATCGGCATATAATAAAATCATACATATGCTAACAATTTGATCATCACTATGAAGACCAGTTGTTTCAACATCAACAAATAAAGGTTTATTTTTCCCTTTTATATAAAGTTTGTTTTTCGATATTTTTTCCTCTCTTATTCTATTGGCAATTTCGATTAGTTTTTCATTTTCCACTTTATTTTTCCTAATATTCTCTAAAATGTGTTCAGATTCTTTCTGAGGCAGATTACCATCGACCTTATCGACCTTATCGACCTTATCGACCTTATCGACCTTATCGACCTTATCGACCTTATCGACCTTATCGACCTTATCGACCTTGCTTTCTCCTCTTTTAGGTAAAGACCACAACAATACGAATGAAAAAAATGGAAATATTATTCCAGCGAGTATCCACTGAGTAATACTTCTATTTAGGCGGTATGCTAAAAAGGCATTTATTGAGGATGATATGAAAATAAAAGTAATAAAAATAATCATTTAATTAACCAAACTTATTTCCACGTCCATTTACCTACTACACGGCCATTAACAACGATTTCTGACAAGAGCGCTTCATCGGCAGGGTAGGTTGGATTTACGCTGATAATTCTTACTCTGGGGGGATTAGAGCGTGGAATAACCTGTAATTGTTTGATAACAATACCTAATCCGTTCCAGATAACATACATGCCATCTGGTGTTGGTATTTTATGGTCTGTATCAACCAAAACTCTATCCCCAGCGTTTAATTCGGGTTCCATAGAGTTTCCCACCACGCGAACAATCGCTAGGCTTTCTGAGTTTGGTAAATAACTTTCGATATAATTTTTAGGTATTTCCCAAGCACCTAACACAACATGGCTTTCAGCAAGTCCACAATGCTCATCAATATATGCACCTGCTCCTGCTTGTGGAGATATATCGAACTCTCTTATCCTGACGGATCCTTTTTGTGGTTTTCTACTACAATTTGCTTCTTCTGCGCGTTCTACTGTTGCCGTGAGGCCATCTTCCCCGGCTGACACGCCAGCTAATCCCCAGACTTCATTAGGAGTGATAGGGGGTTCTCCCCGATCAACTAGAAGCGGCACCATAGCTTTTACCATGGGTATAGGAAGAAATTCGCGCTTATAAGTCGTTTCGTATGTGCGATATGAGGAATATTTATCTTCATATCCCAAAGCTTCTGCAAATTCTCGGACGGTATATCCGGCGCGATTTCTAAGGGTTTTCAACCGTTGGGTGACATGTATCTCGTTCATTTATTTATTCTGTGCGATAGTGTCGCACATGTCAGTGCGTAAATTCCGCTTGCGGTCTGTGCGTAAAAGACGCACAATAATCTTATGTCGATTATTCGTGATGCAATAACTGCCATGGGTGGCACCAGAAAAGCGGCTAGAACGCTCAATTTGCCACCTTCCACCGTTCAAAGCTGGAAAGCTAAGGGGCGTGTGCCTGCTCATTGGGTAATCCCATTGGAAGTAGCTAGCGGATTTAGCCGCGAAAAACTGCGTCCAGATATCTTCTCTAAGCCTGAAAGCACTGGAGTTGCGGCATGACTGATTCCCATGAAACCAACCATGCCGCAGAGGCCGGAAACCGTCATGCGGATGATGTCCGGCCAGCGGCTCTATGTGCAGATGCGTGGTTTGATATGTATCCTACCGCCAGCCGGTTACGGGTTGTAGTTAAACCTCAATTCCAAAACGATACGTTCTGGGTTCCTGTGGAGTTGGCTGGATCTGTATGCTTCGTAAAATTTACGCTGGTTAGCTTTGTGCGTGGGGAAAAAGTATTCGAAGCCAGTGAAATATGTTGGGAATGTGATCCACGCCTAGTTTTACAATCTCCGATGTTCCGGCTTTCAGGGCCGCATCAGGGAGGGCTTCAAGTTGTTTCTTGAAAAAAGTCTTCTCTTCTTCGGGGGCATCTGCTTCGTCAATCTTGGCGGCCAGCAGACCTTTCAGTGTATCGGCATCAAATCTTACGGTCACAACAGAAAGTATAGCATCCAATCCACCGTCATCGGCCAGAAAATCCAATCCCTTGGCTGTAATTTTAGGTGGGGTCAGCTCTACTTCCCAGCCAATTTCAGGAATTATCTGCGCTGTACACAGGCCATGTTCCATCAGGTAGCAAATATTGGCGATAACTTTTCTATGTTGCCCAGAATATTCTTTTTCAAAAGCAGACATGCTGAGATGAGAAGGATATATCTCAGCCATTCTTTTCAAGAGTTCAGTTTGCAGTTTTCTGTCCAGTGGAGAGGAATGCTTCTCTGCTTCGGTCATAGATCGTCCTTTCATGGCTTGGGGAAGCGCATAATGGACGAAGCGGGCAGGGGCGACAACGCCGCTGCCCGCACATCAAAATAGAACGGTATCGGCATCATGATCCCGTTTTCCTATCGCTTTCTGGCGTCTATCAAAACAGCCACAAAACGTGCGGTTGAAGCCGTTGGAGATTTCCGGGCCGCAGCCGGTTTTACGCGCGTGCAGAAATCTCAGCTGGAAGCCTATGCCAGCAGGCATCAGCCAACCGTTATTCCGCTGGATATTGCCATAGATCTGGACAGATGTGCCGAGCAGCCCATTCTGCTTTCAGAAATGGCGCACGCGCTGGGTTATGTTGTGCTGCCCATGCACGTTGGCCCCGGTGATTTTGGCCGGGATATGAGCGAATACAGCATGGTTTCGGGAGAGATGGTCTCCACCGCTATCCGCATTCTGGAAGACGGTGTGATTGACCCCCAAGAAGCCAACGAAATTGCACCCAAAATGGCAAAAACCAAGCATGTGCTGGAGCGGGCTCTGGCCCGTATTCATACCATCCAGCAGCTGGGCAAGCCGTATTCTGTAAAAGGGGAGGGCCAAGCTGATGGCTGACCTGATCCGCCCACATATTCAGGACTTTGCGCGGGATGATCTGCCATCACTCAAGATGGTGCGCTCCATGCCTTCCGAATATCGCGGCGTGTTCGAAAACCTGCGTGATGCGCTGAAAGAAGCACGTTCCTGCGTGTTTCGTTCTGGCCAGTATGTGCTGACCGATGCGGAAATTGCCGTGCAGGCATGGCTGCATCAGGATGTGCTGGCCCGCGTGCTACCGCAGCTCATCCAGCGCGGCTTTCTGGCGCGGGATGATGAAGGCGCATTGTTCAGCCCACACCTGTATGATCGCCTGTTGCGCAAGGAAGAACGTGAAGCCACCAAGGCCGAAGCAGATGCCCGCTGGCAGCAGATGCAGGAAAGCTGTGATGTGCCACCCGGCCTGACACGTAAGCAGATTACTGCACGTGAGAATGGGAAAAAGGGTGGACGCCCACCAGGAAGCGGCAAGAAGGCTGCTGCCGACCGTAACCAACGCCATATGCCTTTGGCATCGGTTGTTCAGGGTGGAAAAACCGAAACCCAAAACCCAAACCAAAAACCCAATTCGGTTTTGGTTTCTGAAAATTTGGGTTCCGTGGGTTCCATAGATCTAGAATTAGAGAGAGATATTAATATTCCTTCTAGTTCTATTTCTGGGGAAACCGAAAACCCAGCACTGGCTCAGGAGCAGGTGGCCCAGACAGTAGCCCGCGTGATTGCTACAACCGGCATGAACGATCAGGCACCGTATGCGGTCTCGCTGGTGCGGCGCTGGATGGGGCAGGGCGCAGAGCCGGATACCATTATTTCCGCCATTCGGGAGCATACCGAGGTCATGCGCAAGAATGGTAATGAGCCTCGACTGCTAAAGGTGTTTGAAGCCGCAGTTTTGCGCGGCATAGAGGTGCAGCACTTGCGCCCGAAAGCGCAGGATACAGCCTCCGAAACACCGCATATAACTAAGGAAAATGCCAAGTTCGAGCAGGCATGGGCCAAGGCTGCCAAGGTATGGGATGGTGCGTTTACCGATTGCCGAGATTTTGCGGTCGTAAAGCGCCGCTGGCCAGAACTGGCGCAGAAAAATGGCCTACCGCCCGTGCCGTTTGAGAAAGCCGCGTATCAGCAGTATTTCGTGCGCCAGCAAAGCGCACAGGTGGCAGCATGAGCCTGCGTGTGTTGCTACGAAACCTGCGATTGAAGGCCGAAGGCAAGCCCAACCCGATTGATGTAATGGAAGACCTGCGGGCCAAGCTGGCCCAGGAACAAAAACGGCGTGCAGAGGCTGAACTGGAAATCACCACTCTGACACGCCGCTTGCATAGACACGAGAAAGCCCGTGACGGTTACGGACGGTACACCAGAACAAACGGGGCAGCAACGTGCAAGAAATTACAGCAACGCCAGAACGTCTAGCAAAGTGCGACTTTATAGATGTGGAAGTGCGGCTGAAGAAAAACGGTAATCCGCATTACAGTTTGCGTGTAGGGGCCGTGTATGCCCTGCATAAGGTAGGCAGTATTTCTGCTGCTCAACTGCGTGCAGCAGAAGATTGGGCGCGAGACTATGAAACCGGCATTCTTGGCGGAAAAGACCCGCAGGCTAGCAAGCAATGCGGTAAGCCAGATGCAGAGTATGCCATTCTTTCCCGTATCGCAGCGGCAGATCGGTGCCGTTATATTGAAGAACATCTTGGTAAAGTAAGTGAAGGTATTCTGATCAAGGTGATGATTGAATGCTTATCTCTGAACGAAATGGCTTTGGCTATTTCAGAACCGGATGAAGATAATAAGCCTAAAAAAGAGGCCAAACGGCATGATAAGCGCCGTTTGGCCGGTATGATTGATCTACTATTGGAACAACTTGCTGAGGCTTACAGCAGGATGCCAGATAACCTGTTTATGGATTGGTCTGCTGTTCCGGGTGCGTTGCGTAAGTAATAACCGTACATTCCTTTCCATCATCCGATGGGCAAATTTCTTTTTCCACCATATGAAAGCGGCGTGCTTTGGCCTGCGCTGCTGTTTCACCCTTACGGGGGCGGCCGGAAAACACGGCGTTATGTCGGTTGGCGATAATTTTCTTTAAGGATGTAGCTTCTGCAATGGTTGTTGGCATATCCAGTGTGGCTTCCATAAGGATTTTCACGCCCGCTTTTCGTGGCATGGGGCAACACATACCAATGTTGTGCCATTCTTTTTCAGCCGCGCTTTCGCCTAGGGTATCCCACATACCTAGCACGCGGGCAAAACGGCTGAACCACTCCTGTTTATCTGTTGGAAGCGCGTAACTGCCGGTCTTGCGAATGGCGGGCAGAACTTCCCCCGTTACCCATTTACGAAACCGCTTGGCCTCTGGCTTCCTGCTGGTGAAGATCAGGTTATAGAGGCCGCTTTCATTGATGATACTCATATCCTGTGGGCCACCGGGGGTGTAAACATTACTTACATCCCTTTCATCATCTTCCAGTCGATCTGCCACAACGCGGCTATTGGTATGCTCCAATACATCGCACACATCAGCCAGCACGAACCACGGTTCACCATCACGGGTAATGACCCGCACGGCATGATCTTCAAAGTTGAAGGGAATTATGTTGCTCATGCTGCTGTCTCCCGCACCAGATCACGCGCTAGAGAAAGCACAAGCTTTATGTTGCTGTCATATTCGTCAATCACGCTATGCGCCATATGCTCTGGCAGCAATTTGAGAATGAGTTCTGCCTTTATGCGCTGTCCCTGTGCCGTATGGGCTAGCATGGCTGCAAGCTCTGACAAAAGACGATATTCTTCTGAAACCAACGCATCAAATCTGGCTTCGTAAGCCTCTCCTTCTGGCGTGTTTACTGGTGGCTCTGGCAGACGGCTCATTTCTCTTACTGCACGGAAAACCGTATTGAACTTTTGATAATGGGCAAAAAAAGGTCGCATCGTATGGCACGGTTTCAGCCGCAGTTGCTGGCAGAGCAGCCATTACAGGCGCAGCTATAATTCCCGCGAGTAATGCACGGCGATTTGTGTTAGATAAGGCATCAGCCTTAGACATGGATGGGCTCCATTATTTGAGGTTAGGCCGAGCAGGAGGGTTGTAGTTCCTGCTCGGCCATTATCTGTATGCCATGTATGCTGGTTATGTCAACATAGTGTATGCCGTTGACGTAGGCGGCGTATTTTTGCATACTCTTTCTATGGAAGAACCAAACTCAGAGCGTATTATAACGCCTATGCCTAAATCTTTAGTGGAAGCGATTGATAACTATCGTTTCGACACACGATCACCCTCGCGAGCAGAGGCTATTCGTCGTTTAATTCAGTTGGGGTTAGCCGCAGCCAAAACCTCTACAAATCTGGTTGAGAAATGAATGGCTTTAATTTTTCGCCCACATGCTGAGGAAGCCATGACACGGCGTGGCATTGAGAGAGGGTGGGTAGAAAGGACAGTTTTATGCCCAGAATGGCAGGAGATTGACCCATCTCATCCAGATCGGACACGCTCTTTTTGTGCTATTGAGGAATTAGGCGGAAAAATTTTAAGGGTTGTGCATTGGGCAGAGGGTTCTGATATTGTGATCCTTACCGTTTTTCCAGACCGCGATGCGTTAAAGCGTAGGAGGCTATCATGATTAAAACGAGCTATGATCCTGAAGCCGATGCCATGTTTATCTGGCTTGGGCCTGAAGATGCCAAATCTGTTCGAACAGAAGAAGTATCTCCGGGCGTGATGCTAGATTATGATGAAAGCGGCAAACTGATTGGGGTTGAAGTGCTGGACGTGCGTGAACGTACCCTGCATTCAACGCCGCATATTGCCGCAGAGTAATATCAATTCCATTGTTTCTGCCCGAATAGAGAACGATCTGCTTCATGTTGTGATGGCAGATGGGCGCGAACTTTCCGTGCCGCTGGAATGGTTCCCACGTTTGCGAGATGCAACACCAGAGCAACGCTCTCACTGGCGTTTTATCGGTAGAGGTAAAGGTATTCACTGGCCAGATGTGGATGAAGATATATCAGTGACAAGTTTACTGCGGCTATCTTAAATAATTATATTGACATGCCACCACCTCTAATCGTAATTTTCTAAAATCTTCGAAGTCGTGTGCCTACGGGCCACGGCTTTTTTTGTATCCTATGAAAAGTTGAGCATATGAAACACAGGCAGGACATCTGCCGTGGTGCTGTTGTTCGTCATCTTGGAAAGCGTTCTCTTATTATCGCGGTTTTAAGTGAAGGTGTCATTACGGTGCCGCTTCACTCACCAAGCATCCCGCGCCATCGGGCCGATGTTATAATGCCGCCACTGGCTGGAATAGGCATTGCAACGGCACGTTGTGCTGATCTGTCTTACGAAATTTTTTCACGCTTGAATCCTCTTAACGAAACCTCCAGTGAGTGTTTCGGAGAGAAGGAGATGGCGTGCGTGGATGCAGCCATACGCAAAGAGATCGTTGATCAAGCTGGTGAGCAACTACCTGCGGGCATCATCAAATCAACATTCCGTCCAGTTTTTGGCAGTCGTGGCCGCAAGGTTGGTGGCGCTCCATCCGACTAAAAGCGTCATGATAACGCGGTATTATCTGACACGGCATACCTGCCAAGGTGTCAGATAACCCGCAGAACACCCCCCAAACCCGTCAGATAATCTCTGTTATCTGACGGTTTTTGAGGGTTGGAAATGACCCGATAATATAGGTAAATCAAATGGTTAGCGGTGATCAGCCCAGATCGACCGCGCCAGCAGTGCCGGATGATGGCATTCACCGTGCGGATCTTCCGCTGGTCAAAACGTGGCTACACAACCGTAGCAGCAACACGGTGCGGGCCTATCGCACCAACGTTGCGGAGTTCGCCCGTTTTGTTGCCAAGCCGATGGCAGATGTTGCCCTGGCTGACATTCAGGCATGGAACGACAGCATGGCCGATGCGGCGGACAGCACGCGGCGGCGCAAGATCAGCGCCGTGAAATCGCTGCTGACCTACGGCCACAAGCTGGGCTTTCTACCGCAGGATGCGGGCGCTGCGTTCCGCATGGAGCGTGGCCGCGACAATCTGAATGAGCGCATTCTTTCGCGCCAGCAGGTGTTGGCCATGCTGGCAGGTGAGAAGGATCCGCGCCGCCATGCGTTGCTGGCGCTGCTTTACGGCACCGGCCTGCGGATTTCAGAAGCCTGCGCGTTACGCTGGCGCGATATGACACGCCGCCAATCGGGCGGCATTGCAACGGTTTTCGGCAAGGGTGGCAAAACCCGCCATGTGCAGGTTTCACCATCGTTGTGGAAAGAGATCGCGGCTGTGCGGTCTGATGTCGGGCCTGATGCGCCCGTTATCCCCGGCCACGATGGCGGCCTGCTTCATGAACGCGCTGTGGATCGCGTTGTGAAGCGGGCCGCAAAACGAGCGGGCCTGCCGCCTGATGTCTCTGCTCACTGGCTGCGCCATGCTTTTGCGTCACACCAGTTAGACGCGGGGCAGCCAGTGCATTGGGTGCAGGCCCAGCTCGGCCACAGTTCGCTGGCCACGACAACACGATACAGCCACGCCAGCGCAGATGCGGCGGGCGCTGACCTTCTGGCCTGACGCCAACCGGCGCGGGCATTTCTGACAACGATGGAGAATGACAATGCAAACCGTGCCTGACGGTTTCATGCAGGACAGTCGCGGGCGTTTGGTGCCGGAAGCGAATGTCCGGCCATCTGACAAGCTGCAAGATGAGCTAGTGCGCCGTTTGCACCGTGAAGCCGAGCCGGTGCGGCAGTTCATGATGGATTTCAAGCGGCTCTGCTTTGCGGAGATCAACGCCTTTCTGGATCTGGTGGCCGAGCAATACAGCACCAAGCTGGGCAGCGACAAAGGCAACGTCACCCTGCCCAGCTACGATGGCACGCTGCGCGTGACTGTGGCGGTCGGCAACGTCATTTCGTTTGGCCCTGAAATTCAGGCGGCGCAAACGCTGATCCATGCTTGTCTGAACCGCTGGTCTGAAGGTGCCAACGCCAACCTGAAAGCCGTGGTGCTGGATGCGTTTGACGTGGACAAGCAGGGCAGCATGAACGTGGGCAAGATCCTCGCGCTCCGGCGTCTGGAGATCGAGGACGAGGAATGGCAGCGCGGCATGCAGGCGATTTCTGACAGCGTGCGCGTGGATGTGACCAAGGACTACGTGCGGTTGCACCGGCGGCCATCGCCAGATGCCAAGTGGGAGCTGGTGACGTTCGACCTGTCCAAGCTGGACGTGGCCACCACATGAGCAGCCGCAAGAAAGCCGTTCTGACGTGCATGAGGCCGCTTGTAGGCGTTCTGGACACCAGCATAGCCAAAGAGCCACCCAAACGCGCTGACGGCTTTTATACAAGCCCTGAGTGGCGTGCCCTGATGGCATCCATCAAGCGCAAGCGGCCGCATTGCTGTGAACAGTGCGGCCGCACCGGCACGCGGCTCTTTGGGGATCACATTCAGGAGCTGAAGGACGGCGGCGCACCGCTGGACGAGAACAACATCCAGTTGCTCTGCGGATCCTGCCATACCGCCAAGACCGCACGGGCGCGGGCAGCACGAAACGCCGTTGAATACTGAAAAACGGCGGTTTTCTGCCATTTTCTCGGTGTTATGCGTCCGCGTCATGCATGGCTGCAATGCCATGCGCTCATCGGGTAGGGGGAGGGGTAAAAGTATAATCGACCCAAGGCACCTGAACCGCGCCAGGGGCACGCGTGAAAAATTTTTCGTTCCAGCGTTTTGAAGTGCGCACTTTTGTTGCGCGGGATGGTAGGGAATGCCCAAGAAAACTGATACGGATTGGCACGCGATAGAGGCTGATTTTCGCGCAGGAGCCTTGTCAAACCGCCAAATTGCAAAAAAACATGGCGTAGCCGAAAGCACGTTGCGCAAGCGCATCGCGTCCGGTGGATGGGTGCGCACTTCTGCGCAAAAAGTGCGCAAAAACACCAAAACTGCGCACCAACCTGCGCACAAGCCCCAGCGCACCCCCGCTCCACCACAGGAGAAACTACCATCCACCGAGCGCAGATCTGCTGCCAGCGTGGATGAACGTATGGATGAAATGGTGTCGCGCCTTCTTGGTGAGCTTGAGGATACGACATCTCATCTTGGCGAGATTGCCGAAGCTATTGAGCTGGAAACGGCAGACGATACCGGATCGCGCCGGCGCGATACGATGTTGAAGGCCATCACCATCAAAGAGCGCACGGAAAGCCTGCACAAGCTGAGACAAACCCACATGATGGGCGTCACGGGTTCCGGAAAAAAGAAGAGCGTGAAGGAAGAGCGCCGGGAAGCTGCCGAGAAAGCAGCCAGCGGCAAGTTCTCGCGCATGTCTTCCCCCAAACTGGTTGTGAACAATGGCAAGTGAAACCGAGAAAAAGCCCGCAACACGCAAGCGCAAGGCGGCAACCACCGCACGAAAGACCGCAACAGCCACCACTCGGCGCAAGGTAGCGCCTGCGGCCAAGGCTGGTCTGTCATGGAGCACAGCCTGCCGGGATTGGGAAAAGCGCATCATTGCGGGCGAAAGCCTTGTGCCATGTGATCCGCTTTTTCCGGACGCCGCTGCGCAGGGGATGGCTGTTTTCAACGCCCTGAAGATCGTGGACGTGCTGGGTGAACCCACCATCGGTGAATCCTGCCGTGATTGGCTGAAGGATTATGCGGCCGCCATTTTCGGTTCATATGACCCGGAAACCGGCAAGCGCATGATCACCGAGTTTTTCCTGCTGGTGAGCAAGAAAAACACCAAAAGCACCATTGCGGCGGGCGTGATGTTGACGGTGCTGATCCTGAACTGGCGGCAATCAGCCGAGTTCCTGGTCCTGGCACCGACCAAGGAAGCCGCTGACAACGCCTTCAAGCCTGCGCGGGACATGATCAAGGCGGATCCCGAACTGGATGCCCTGTTCCATGTGCAGGATTACACCCGCATCGTGACGCACCGCGAAACCGGGGCGACACTCAAGGTTGTGGCGGCAGATGGATCTTCTGTTGTGGGTAAGAAAGCCACCGGCATTCTGGTGGATGAGCTGTGGGAGTTCGGCAAGAAGCCCACGGCTGAGAACATGCTCATGGAAGCCACTGGCGGCATCGCCTCCCGTCCGGAAGGCTTCATCATTTACCTGAGCACGCAGTCGGATGAAGAGCCTGCCGGTGTGTTCAAGAGCCGTCTGGAATATGCGCGTGGCGTGCGGGACGGCAAGATCAATTCACCCCGTTTCCTGCCGGTTATCTATGAATTTCCCAAGAAAATTCTGGATAAGAAAGGCGAGCACAACCCGGATAACTGGTACATGACCAACCCCAATCTGGGCGTGTCGGTATCGGATGAGTTCCTGCGGGACAGATACGCTCAGGCCAAAGAGGCTGGAGAAGGCGTGCTGCGCGTCTGGATGGCCAAGCATCTGAACGTGGAAATGGGCATGTCCCTGCGCGAAAAGGCATGGGCCGGGGCCAAATATTGGGAACGCCAGGGTGATCCGCTGGTCACGTTGGAGCTGATCCTGGAATGCTCTGATGTGATTGTCTGCGGCATTGATGGTGGCGGTCTGGACGATTTTCTATCTCTGGCTGTGCTCGGCCGGGATGAAGAAAGCGGCGATTGGCTGCACTGGCAGCGCAGTTGGGTGTTCCAGGACGTGCTGAAGCATCGCAAGGAGGAAGCGCCGCGCTATCTGGATTTTCAGAAGCAGGGTGATCTCGTCATTGTCCATGAAATGCGTGACGACAATCGGCAGTTGGCGGACGTGGTGGAAATGATCGACCAGTCCGGCAAGCTGGCCATGGTTGGGCTGGATCCTGCGGGTGTGGCTGAAATCGTGTTTGCCTTGCATGCCCGTGGCATTGAGCAGGAGCGGATTGTCGGGATCAGCCAAGGCTGGAAAATGACCGGGGCCATCAAGACGCTGGAGCGCAAGCTGGCGGATGGCACGTTCTCCCATGGGGCGCGTCCGATCATGGCCTGGGCGGTTGGCAATGCAAAGGCGCAGGCCAAGGGCAACAATATCGAAATCACCAAGCAGATGGCAGGCGGTAAGAAAATCGACCCGCTGATGGCGCTGTTTGATGCCGTAGCCTGCATGAGCCGGAACCCGGAGCCACCGGGAAATATTGACCCATTTCTTGAGGGAGGTCTGATCACGACATGAAAATGCCAGCGCCATTTAGAGGGCTGCTGTACAAGGCTGCAAATGCAATGGCGCTGACCGTCACAGGCGTATCCCTTACGGATCTGCGTCTGGGGGCTTTCATGGCTGGCGGCCCAACGCATAGCGGCAAGCTGGTGTCGGTGAATACCGCCATGCAGCTGGATACGGTCTGGGCCTGCACGCGGCTGATCTCTGATACCATCGGGGCAATGCCGCTGAAGCTCTATCAGCGCAGCCCAGATGGCACGTCATCCACTCTGGCGCGTGATCATCCGCTGTATCGGATACTGAGCAGATCCCCCAATACAGATATGAGCGCCATAGAGTTCTGGTCATCCATGGTAGCCTGCCTGATGTTGTGGGGGAATGCTTTTGCCCAGGTGATCTGGAGCGATATTGGCGCAAAACGTGTGGTGGCCCTCTATCCGCTGCGACCTGACCGCATGACGGTCAATCGTGACGATGCCACAGGTGAGCTGATTTATACCTACACGTATCAGGGGCAGAAGCTCACGCTGGAAGAAAGCAATATCCTGCACATTAAGGGGTATTGTCTGGACGGCATGATGGGCATGTCTCCCATCAGCGCAGGCCGCCAGCAGATAGGCAGCGCCATGGCGGCGGAAGAAACCGCTGCACGCATGTTTGCCAACGGCATGTTGAGCCAGACTTACATCAAGTCTCCCAACATCCTCAAAGGTGAGCAGCGGGTGCGTGCCAAAGCTATCCTGAAGGATTATGAAGGGGCCTTGAACGCCGGGAAAACGCCACTTCTGGAAGGCGGATGGACGGTTGAGAGCATCGGCATGAACCCCGAAGACATGCAGTTGCTTCAGACACGCGGCTTTAACGTGGAAACGCTCTGCCGGTGGTTTGGCGTGGCTCCGGTCATGATCGGACATATGAGCAAATCTACCGCATGGGGATCTGGTCTGGAGCAAATGAACCTGTGGTTTCTAACCTACACGCTTCAGGCGTGGCTGGTGCGTATAGAGCAAGCCATTACGCGCTGCCTTCTGCTGCCTACTGAAAAGGAAACATATTTTGCCCAGCACAACGTGGATGCGCTGCTGCGGGCAGATAGTCAGGCACGTACCCAGCTTGAAGCCGCGCAGGTTCAGAACGGGATCAAAACCCGCAATGAGATCCGTGAAAAGGAAGGTCTGGCACCAATTCCAGGCGGCGATATTGCAACCGTACAGGCGCAGATGATCCCGCTAACAGATGTGGGCAAGGCTGGTGTGTTACCAAATGTGCAGCCCATTACTGGATCTGCGCCTGCGCCTCCACCACAGCCAAATGGCACAATAGGAGATCCGGACGATGATTGACGGCATGGAAGTCTGCGCCGTTCCATTCGAATACAAGGCTATTGCCGGTGCTGACGGTCAAACTGGCCATGTGGAAGGTTACGGTGCTGTTTTCGGCAATACGGATTCACATGGTGATGTGATCCTGCCGGGGGCTTTCGCCAAATCCATTGCCGAGCGCAAGGCGCAGGGCCGTGTTCTGCCCATGCATGTCATGCACGGGTTTTTCGGCGGTGATGGCGTGCCTGCTGGCGTGTGGAATGACGTGGCGGAAGACAGCAAGGGCCTGCACGTCAAGGGCAAGATCTCCGGCACCAACACGGATGCCGGCAAACTGCTGTATGAGCGCGTCAAGGATGGTGCGCTGGGCGGTCTGTCCATTGGCTTCAGCATCCCCAAGGATGGCGCTGTCAAAATGACGCAGCCCACAGGCCCACGCCGCCAGATCAAGCAGGCCAATCTGTATGAGGTCAGCTTGGTGGATGATCCCAGCAATGCCCAGGCCCGTGTCACGGATCTCAAGCGGCGCTGGGGTGATGCCTTCAAGTCCACAGTGCAGCCAACGGTTGCCGTGCAGGCGCTTGAAGCCGCGCTGGGCATTTATCAGAAATCCCTGAAAGGGAATGATGCCCCCACAGCGCAGGAACGCCAGCAGCTTCTGGGGCATTTGCAGGATGCCTATGAAGCCCTGACAGGCCAGCGCATGCCTGAAGGCATGAAGCAGGCGTTGCAGGATGGGAAAATCCCCATGCTGCCGGAGCTGAAATCCGTAACGGCTGGCCTGATGGCCGCTGTGCGTGGCGAGGATACACCCAAGCCCGGATCTACTCTGGTGCCACCTGGTCTTTCCGGTTTTCGTCTGTGATCTGACAAAACCGCTTTTCATTCACCCGCAGCCGCCCATTGAGGCGGCTTTTTTTATGGGAAAAACCTGATGTCTGACGAAAACGAATACAAAAACGCCATCAAGCAGCTTTCTGATGCTACGGATGAGGTCAAGAAGTTTGCTGAAACCTCCAAGGCCGAGCTGAAAAACCTTGGCAAGGTGACGGATGAAACCAAAGCCAGTGCAGACAAGGCGCTGACTGCCCTGACCGAAATGTCTGCCCGCGTTACGGAACTGGAGCAGAAATCATCCCGTGGGAATAAGCCGACAGAACAGCAGCCCCAGAGTATCGGGCAGAAGTTCGTGGCGTCTGACGAGGTCAAAGCCGCCATGGAACGTGGCACCAGCTGGAAGGGCACTGTGCAAGTGGAGATGAAAAACATCACCTCTGCCAGTTCCACCGGCACATCTGGCACTTCGGCGCTGGTTGTAGCAGATCGCCAGCCGCAGATCGTTGCCCAGCCCAACCGGCGACTGGTTATTCGTGATCTGCTGATGCCTGGGAACACGCAGTCCCAATCCGTGGACTACGTCAAGGAAACACTGTTCACGAACAATGCTGATTTCGTGGCAGAAAACCCCGGCAATGCGTATCCGCAGTCGGATATCAGCTTCTCCCTGAATACGCTGCCAGTGCGCACCATCGCGCATTTCGTCATGGCGTCCAAATCCATCCTTGCTGATGCACCGCAGTTGCAGACCTACATCGATGGGCGTCTGCGCTATGGTCTTGCTTACAAGGAAGACCTTGCCTTCCTGAATGGGGATGGCACAGGCACCAGCATTCTGGGGCTGCTGGCGCAGTCCAGCAAATACGAGCAGCCTGCAGGCGTGACGGTAAAAGGCGAGACGATGATTGACCGTCTGCGTCTGGGCATGTTGCAGACCACGCTGGCAGAATATCCGGCAACCGGGTATATCCTGAACCCGACTGACTGGGCCAGCATTGAACTGACCAAGGACAGTGTGAGCCGGTATGTATTCGCCAATCCCATGGGCATGGCTGGCCCGGTTCTGTGGGGCCTGCCGGTAGCAGAATCTCTGGCCATGGCGCAGGGCAAGTTCATGACCGGGGCCTTCAGCCTTGCGGCACAGCTGTTTGACCGTGAGGACGCCACAGTCTCCATTTCCACCGAAGACCGGGATAACTTCGTGAAAGGGATGGTGACCATTCTGGCGGAAGAGCGCACCACGCTGGTTGTTTACCGCCCGCAGGCCATTATCAACGGTGACTTCACCGGCATTGATACGGCTGCACCGACTTCTGGCACCACTACTGGCGGCTGAGGGACAGAGCAATGAGGCGTACTGTGCAAATCAGTGCGCCAGCAGCTCTTCAGCCGTTGGCGCTTCTGGATGATCTGAAAGCGGATCTCAGTATTTCCGACAACATGCAGGACACAGAGCTGACACGGCTGCTGCTGGAGGCTTCGGCAAAAGCCTTGAAGTTTATTGGCAGGCCGCTCATGCAGGCGCAATGGCAGGACACGTTCATGGTGCGACCAGGTGCCGCACAGGATGTGCTTTGTCTGGGCCGGTATCCTCTGGTCAGCATTCAGTCATTCTGCGTGGGAGAGCTTTCCCTTACACCAGATCAGATCAAGGATCTTCCTTTAGATCCTTATGCCGCCATGGTGTATCCGCCTGACGCCAGAATGTCGGGATGGATGCCGGGGATATATGCTGTCCAATACACGGCCGGATATGTCGCACCAGGCACGGAAAATGCAGGCACGAATGTCGTGCCGCAGGATCTTCAGGAGGCCATACGGCTCACTGCGGCGGCCATATGGTATGCCAAGGGGCGAGACCCCAACCTGAAATCTGAAAGCGAGCAGGGAGTGGGTTCCACCAGTTGGAATGCATCATCTGCCGGATCTGGCGGCATGCCACAACCTGCGGTGGATATTCTCACAAGCTATCAGACCGGGGGCGTTGGATGAACTATAGGACAAAGCGCCGCCGCCGCCAGATCTCCACCAAAGGCCGCCAGATGGTGCTCACGGCACGGGATGACACAAACCCGGTCACGTTGCGTGCGTATGCGCCGCCTCCTCAGTCATCACAGCTAGCAGACGGCATGCCCAAAGCACCGTTCATTGCCCAGACGATGGCGGATGAGCTGAATGCAGCCAACGTGACGCCACGGGCGCTGTGCCGCCTTCAGGATGGCCCCAAAACCTACACGCTGACAGATGCCACGCCCGTTTATGACGATGGCACCATCTGCGGCTGGACGCTGATTGCAGCAGGAGGCGACTAATGCCCTCGGAAATAGTCTGGAATGATGCCTACGCCCGCGCCAGTGCCGTGGCGGAAAAGCAGGGACTGCCGATCGGTGATCCACTGACCTGGGATTTTTCCAGTAATCAGGAAGCCTTTGCTGCACTGGATCTGGCATCCTCCAGTATAGAACGTCTGGAACTGGGTGATCAGCAAGCACAGGAAAGCGGGCAGATCTGCATCATGCTCTGGATACCCCAGGGCAAGATGAACACCCCCACGGTGCTGTCCATCATGAATGCGTTTGAAGCGACCTTCCGCACCGAACCGGTAGATCCGAATAAACGCTGGCCCGCTGGCCTGTTTTACGACGGCCAGAATTACACGCCACCTTCTTTTCTTGGTCAGACTGGTAATTGGTATGTCGCCACACTGATGGTGGATTACCGCTGGCAGAATATTACGGAACAAACCCCATGAAATTCTTTCCTCTTATCGAAACTGCCGCCAATTCCGGCAAATTCCAGCTTTCCAGCACCGCTGTAGAAGCCGACAGCACCACGGCTGCTCTGGCATTGATTGCACCCACCGTTGGTGCAGGCCTGCGCTATGGTGCGTGGCTGTATCATGAAGTGCGCGGCCTGCCGGATTTCTCACCCGTTACGGATGCAGAAAAAGGCAAAAGCTACACGGTTCTGGCGCAGGTTGGCGGCACAGATCAGCCGTGGGTGGAAGATGGCCAGCAGCTTGTTTCGACACTGTGCGATGCGTCCAACCTGTGCCTGTCCATGTCTCAGTATATGGGTTTTCGTCTCGGCCTGATGCCGGTGGACGAAAAGCCCGTAGCAGCACCCGCAGCGTCTGGCACTGAAGCAACGCCAGCTTCCAGCGGAACAGAAAGTGCTGCAACGCCTGCCAACTAACGCTGATCCCATCTCCCTTCTTTCAACGCAGGCGCCTTCGGGTGGCCTTTTTTATTGAGGTAATCATGGCTTTTACTGGAGCCACAGCAGGGCTGGCCGCTGGTGCGCAAACCAATGATACGCGCATGGATTTTGCGCTGGAGGCTACCTACGCTACGCCGCCTTCAGGTAATTATCAGGCATTGCGCATCACGGGCGAAAGTTTTTCACGGGGGCAGACAACGGCGCATCCGGAAGAAATCAATACGCTCAAGCAGGTTTCTCAATCTGTTGTCACGCAGGTTTCTGCGTCTGGCACGATTTCTGGCGCTCTTTCCTCTAGCACATTTGATGACCTGATTGCTGGCGTTATGGGGGATGATTGGAAATCCCAGACCGTTTCCGGATCAGCGCCAGCCCTCAACTCTAATTCTCCAATCTGGAAATCGGCTACCATTTATTACCTCACTTCGCCGTTTACCCCTGGGGAATACATCTGCTTCCGTTTTATAGATCCTGATAACAATCTGGATTTTGTCGGGTTCGGCCTTGTCGTTGATGCAGGAACAATTTCTTTCGATAAATCGCAGTTGCCTGCCAATTATTCAGACTCGTTGGCTATTTCAAAAAACTCAACGCTGACAATCAACTGTCTCACAAACGGCAGTCTGGATAAAACTTTCACAATCCGTAAAAAACTGTTGGGCCAATTCCTGCTTTATCCGGGTAGCCTGATTACACAGTTGCAGATCCAGTTGCAGCAAGCGCAGTTCGGTACTGTGAGTATTGATGTCACGAGTGCCAATGAAACAATGTCGGCACAGGATATCGCAACAACAGTGCTCCCTGCGCCGGGTGGGGATGTTCATAACTCCGTCAACAATTTCCTCGGCGCCACAGTTTTTGGCAATGCTCCAGCAGGATGTGTCACGCAATTTACCTGCACGATTGGGCGGGATGGATCTGCCAATGATTACGGTATGGGGCATGCAGACGCATGCGGTGTGCGTACAGGCCAGTTCACGGCATCTGGCAGTATCGAATTCTATTTCCGTAGCTGGGATGAATATCAGGCGTGTATCGCAGGAACACAGGGGCTGATTATCGTCAAAACTGTTGATGATAGCGGCAATGGTTATGCGTTTATCTTTACCAATGCGGCGCTGCGGAACGGCAAGGTCAACAGTCCGCAGACCAATCAGACCGTAAAGGCCTCGTTTGATATTGAGGGCAATCCTGCAGCGAATGGTGGCCCTACCTTCGCCATCATGCGTCTGAGCGGCGTTGCCGCTACTGGCGCCTGATCGTTCGTTTTCTGAAAACTCGTTTCGTAAAGGGTCGGAATAATAGTCCGGCCCTTTTTTATTCATACACACAACTCGCAGGGTTTTACACCATGGCAAAACTTTCTTCCTTTACCCGCAACGCTGCTGCAATCGCTGAGGGCACACCCGTTACCGTTGGCGTGACAGACCAGTTCACCATCGTCACCAAAGGCATGACGGCAGATTATGCAGACCGTTTGTGGGCACTGCGCCGTGCTGCTGCCATCCGTTACAATACCGGCCTGTCTGCAACCGATGTTCCGGTGAATGAAAACAATCTGCCGCCCTCCATGGATGATGCGTGCCAGGCGCAGGCGCTGAGTGAAAAGTGCCTGATTGACGTGCAGGGGCTGGAAAATGATGATGGCACCCCGATTGATATTGCCACCTTCAAGGAAATGATCACACACCGCGAAAATCGGGCGCTGCTTGCCCTGGCATTGCAGGCTGCGGCTTCTGTAGGCCGTGCGACCAAGGAACAGCTGCAGGCCGCTGAGGGAAACTGATCGCCGCCCTGCGCTGGCATCTGGTGGATGGGCCGGTTGCAGGGCGCTGCGGCGTGCTGCCGCCGCCAAAACATGAATGGGAAGCATGGGATGCGTGGCTACGGAAAGTCGATCCGGAGCCAGCCAATATGCTGCCCTGGCGGTGCTGGCATGGCGTGTCTGGCACGCGGCTGCATCGGCAGGAGGTGTTTGGTGCGGGTATGGGCGCGATTCGTGGTGCGTCCTATCCGCAGCCGCTGGCTGATGCCGAGATCCTGCGCTGGTGCCAGATGCGCCGGCTGAATGAGGCGGAAACAGACTTCACGTTCCAGCTCGTCAAATTAATGGATCAGGTATTTCTCCAGATCCGTAACCTGCAGATCAAACAAGATCTGGAATACACGTTCAGGAAAAAATAAATCATGGCACGGGCACGTATGGCAGACGTTCTGCGTAAACAGATCATCGTCTCTGCGCGTGCAAGCCTGTCTTCTGCGGCACTCCACAAGGCTGCGGCAGATGCCTGCCGTGCCAATCGTGATGAACTGATTGCATCCGGACGTGCCTCCAGCACATTCCGCACGGCTGTAGATGGGCATGTGGGAGCTGATGAAGAAAGCGTCAATCTGGATGGTGGCATTGTCCGCTACGTGTTTTCATATTTGGCGCAGGCAGTGGCATTTGCCCTGGAGTATTGCCAGACGCATTCGCCAGTGCGCAGCGGAGCCTATCGTGACAGTTGGGCCGTACGTGTGAATGGAGAATGGTGGACGCGTCCAGCTGCCACCATCCAGCCTGGCAGCACGGTGGAAATCGTGAATACCATGCCCTATGCCCGCAAGATTGATACGGGTGGGCAGAAAACCAGCATTCCACCAGGGATTGTGGAAGCCGCACGCCAAGCGGCCATGAAACAATATCCCACACTCAAAATTGCCCGCAAATTCCTGACCTTATCAGATGGGCGTGATGCCCGTGGCGGTCGCTTGCCATATATCCTGCGGGCGCAGGGGATTGAAAGTGGCCTGACATATTCAAAGGAAAACAAGTGGGAGCGTCTGCGTAAGCCGCGCCGCAGCAACCGCAAAGATCGGCAGGCGGGCCAAGTCATGACGTATCCAGCTCTTGTGCTAACGGAGCCTTCCAATGGCTAAAGTTTCTGAGGTTATCAATGAAGTCATCACCCGTTTTGTGGTGGATGATCAGACAGCACAGCCCACGGAAGCCGCTGGCGCACGCATAGACGCGCTACAGGAGAAATCTGACGCACTGGCAGAAAGTGGCAAGCGTATTGGGGAATCATATCAGGAAGGTTTTGAGACAGCGGGATCTGCTGCAAACCGCACTGTTGAAGCTATCGTATCCGGTACCGGAAAACTCGAAACCAGCGCAGGCCGTCTGAAGGATAGTGTAGATCAGATCACTCACGATGTGCAGCAGGGTGCAGGTAACACAGAAAAAGCGCTGTCCGGCATTAGTGAGGCTGCCGAAGATACGGCTACAGCTGCTGACAAGATTAATGCGTCTTTCAAAGATAGCCTGAGCGATGCCACAAAATCTGCGGAAGATCTGGTTACAGTCATCACCCGTAGCGCCACCAGCGCGGATAAGACCTGGCAAAATTCGGCTGCACGGACGGGTGACAGCATTTCCAAGATCCAGCGCCAGATCCGTCTGGCACAGGATGAATATGACCGGCTGGATGCCCGCGGTGTTGAGGCCATTGGAAGTGGTAGCACCAATCCGGAAGATGTTACGCGCGTTCTGGATGCCCAGCGCGAAAAGATTGATGCCCTGGTGCAGCAGGAAGCAAAGCTGCGTCTGGAGCAGACGGCTACGGCAGAAACCTTCACCAAAATGGGTGAGGATGGTTCCAGCGCGTCCGCTATTCTGGAAAAGCTCTCTGCTGCTGAAATGGCAGAAGTCATGTCCCTGCGTGAGCTACGGTCTGCCTTTGAGAGTAACCTGCTGTCCCTGAACGGATACCGCAAAGGCGTGCAGGATATCACGGCAGATTATGCCGCCATGCAGCGTGCCTCTGATGGCGCTCTGTCCAGCATTGCCAGTTCTTACCAGAGCAATCTCAACAGCAATCTGGGAATCAGCCTGCCCAGCAATGATCAGAGCGCATCCCGTCTGGAAGATGTCACTGGCGCGTTTGCAGATGCTGATGCCATTCGGGCCAAGATTGTGCCACTGGCAGCGGCTGAACGCGATTATGCAAAAGCTGTGACGGAAGCCGATAGCGCGTTGGCAACCGGCATCATTAACCAGCAAGAATATGATGCCTACGTGGGCAAAGCCACGGAAGGTCTGAATCGCCAGAAAGCTGCTTTTGGCGGCAATGCTGCTGCGGTCAAGCTGACCTCATTCGAAATGGGTATTCTGGTTGATGAAACCCATAAGTTTTTCGATCAGGTAATCGCTGGTGGCAGCCCCTTGCAGGCCGCGTTCTATCAGGTGCCAAATATGGTGCAGGTGATGGGCGGTCTGGATGGTGCGCTGACACGCGTGATCGGCGGATTGACTGGGCCGGCTGGCCTTGTCGTGGCTGCTGGTGCAGCCGGCGCGGCCATTCTCGGCATGGGCAAATATGCTGAGAGCGAGCAGGAAAATCTTGCGCAGCTTTCTACACATCTGCGTGCCACACGCACCGATTATACTGATATGGCAGAGGCTGCGGAAAAAGCTGCCCGTTCGCTGCACCAGAGTGACAGTGATCTGTCCCTGTCAGACAGCCGCACGGCTGTGCAGACCATCGTGTCTGTGCCAACCGTCAACAGCAGCCAGATTGAGCGTTACATGACGGATGCCCGCAATCTAGCAGCCGTGATGGGCGAGACTGTGCCTGAAGCTGCCAAAACCATGGCATCTGCGCTGCAGGATCCGGCAAAGGCAGCAGAGGAATTTTCCCAGCAGGGGCTGCCCGGATTTAATGCGGGTCTGGTGCTCAGTGTTCAGCACATGCAGCAGATGGGGGATCGTGCCGGCGCTCTGGATACCGTGCTCAAACGCATGGAGCAGACGACAAAAGGCGCTGAAGAACAGGCGCTGACACCCTTTCAGACAGCCCTAAAAAACCTGAAAGATGAAACCGGTGGCGTTGGGGATGCCGTTTCTTATATCTTTCAGCATATGGGCGATGGCATCGTCAGTATGGCCACTGAGGGCATCAATGCCCTTACCGATCTGATTGGTCTCGTGGAGAAAATTCCAGAGAAAGTTAAAAACGCAGCCAGTGGGATCTGGGATAGCGTCAAGGCAGATGGCAAGTGGTTGTGGAGTGGCGTTGAAAGCGGTGTCGAAGGCGGCCTGAATTTTGTGGGCGCCACAAACCTTGCCCATATCATGGGGCAAGGAAGCACGGCAGATCCTACGTTCTCCATGCCCAGCAATCCGGCAACATCTGCCACGGGTTCATATAGCTCAGCCAAATTATTTCCCACAGCAACCGATATCGATGCGCAGACCTCATCTGTCACAAAAAACACGGCAGCATGGGAGGCCGACAGAAAAGAAATTGATGCACATATCGGCTCAGATGGGAGCCTGAGTGGCCAGATTGCGGATCATCAGCGCAACATTGAAGGCCTGACATCTTCCATTGCCAAACTCAAGGCATTGGGTGTCGAGCATTATGATTCCGGGAACGTGGAATCCTATAACGCTGCCATGAAAAACCTGACCGGCCAGCTACAGGCCGAGGAAGTGGCGCTTGGCAACCTGCGCGGGCCATTTGCTGAGCTTCTGGAGCAGCAGGATCGCGCCACGCAATCTGCTGCGGCTCTCACGGGCTACAATCAGGCAATGGTGGAGGCTGCTCAACAGGCCGATGATGCAGCGCGTGAACTCTCTGGTGGTCTGGCATCCGCCAGCGAAAAGGCTGCGGTTCAGGCTGCAGCAGCACGCACACTGGCAGCTGAATACACCACCAGCACGTCTGTCATGCAGCGCAACACCTCCCTACAGGGCTTGATTGCAGAAGCCTGGACGCAAGGCGGTGCGGCGGCGGAGCATGCCACCAATTATGTGCAGGCCTATACGGATGCCCTGGATCATTACCAGGAAGGGAGTTCTGCATTTGCCGAAGCCGTAGCAAAGCGCACTAAAGCACTGGATGATCAGTATTCTGTTACCCAGAAAATCCAGATGGCACAGCAGACTGATGCCAATAATCATCAGGTGCAGTTGCTGGATGCTGAAACTGCCACCATTGGACAAAATGCGGATGCCAGAACCAAGCTGATCAACCGGATGCGGGTTGAACAGGATCAACTGCAGAAAGGGAATTCTCTGGAAGATGAGTCAGTGCAGAAGTTGCTATCCAGCACGGATGCCCTGTCTGACGCTACTGCGGAATACCAGCATGCCCAGCAGACACTGGACGATTTCACCGGCACCATTAGCGATATGACGGATCAGCTGTCCGATGGCGTGGTGCAGGGCTTTGTGCAGGGCACATCGGCAGGCATGTCTTTCAAAAGCATGTTGCAGGGTGTGGAAGCATCGGTTGCCAGCGTGATTGCACGCTTTGCCCTTATCAATCCGCTGATGAATGCCCTGGACGGTAAAACCCGCACAACGCTGGCAGATATTGGAAATCTGTTTAGTGAAACCGGATCAGAAGGCAGCAGCAGTTCAGGTTCCAGCAGCTTCTTGTCCAGCTACGGCACAGGAAACGACATCACATCATCCGGCTGGGCCTATTCCCCATGGGAAGCCCTGAACATGAAAAATCAGGCCAGCAACCCATCATCTGGATCTGCTGCACAAAGTAGCGGCATGTTTGCAGGGCTGGGAAACCTGTTTTCCGGAAAGGCAGCCGATGGCAGCGGCATTTTCAGCAGTGTTGGCAGTGCTGTTTCCTCCATCGGCTCATACATGGGAATGGCGGGTGCGGCCTTCGGTATTGGTGATATGGCCTATAACCTTCTGTCGCAGCTCTTTGCCAAAAGGAAGAAGGATTATCAGTATGTTTCCGTAGGCAGCGATGGGATGCTGGATATCAGTGGCCATGTGTACAAGGATATCCATGGCAATGATAACGTGGCATCCGGCCTGCAGAGTGATCTGGACAACATTAACAATGTGTTTGGATATACCGGGGTTTCCGCCACAAACACGGATACCATTGGCAAGGTTGGCTGGTCTAAGAAAGGCAAGAAGTCCAAAACATACAGCCTGACAGATCTGCTGCCTGATCTGGATCTGACCAGTTCAGACGCCACCATGCAGCAGGAGCTGAAGCAGCTCATGCCGACCAGTTTCGATAGCGTGGGCACGTTCACGCAGGATCTGGAAAGCCTGAAAACCCTGGCGGATGCGCTAGACAGCATGAAAGTGTCTGTCTCAAAGTTTGATGACAGCACCCATGTGACCGTGGATCATTTCAACGGCTACACCGGGGATATGGCCAAGGCTCTTTCCACCCTGGATGGAAAGACGCTGAGCACGGATGATCTGCAAAGCCAGTTTGAAGCTATTGAGGAGTTTGTCGGCACCACAATGCCAGGGCTGCTCAATGTCACGGCATCGGGCTCGGAAAGCCTGATGCAGCAGGCCGAGGATCTGAAGAAAAAATATCAGGATGCCGCCACTACGGCTGCGTCCTATGGTCTGGATGCCCAGGCACTGCTGGATAAGGGCAATGCGATTGCCCAGCAGATGATTGCCAATGAACAGCGCACGCTGGATCAGGCCGATCAGTCCGTGCAGGCACGTGATATGGCGGCCACGGGCAATCAGGAAGGGGCGGATCTGCTCAATCAGCAGGTGAGTGCCGCACAGGAAATCCAGCAGCTGCAGGATAACTGGAGCAGCTTTCTGGGGGATAGCTATACCTCCAACGTCACCTACCAGAAGCAGCTGTCTGATCTGGAAAAAACCCAGGCAGATGAACGCCTGCAGATCCAGCAGGAATATGATCAGAAAGCTCTGGAGGCGGCGCAGGAAGCCGCAGAACAGCGCAATGAGGCGTGGTCCTCCATCCAGAGCATGCAGACCAGCTGGCAAGCTGCGGGCATGACAGCCAATGGCAACCAGGAAGGCGCTGACCTGCTGAATTTCGATGCCTCGGCATCCCAGCAGAAAAGCCAGCTGGATACGCTGGCCAAAACCTACTGGGGCGATAACTACGCCACTCAGAAACAATACCAGGACATGCTGCTGGATCTGGATCGGTCTCTGGGAGCGCAGCGTGTGGCCATTGAGCAGGAATATGCGCAGAAGGTCTCGGATGCCTGGTCGTCCATCCAGAGCATGCAGGAGAGCTGGCAGGCTGCGGACATGACGGCCAACGGCAATCAGGAAGGCGCAGATCTGCTGAATTTCGATGCGTCGGCATCCCAGCAGAAAAGCCAGCTGGATGCGCTGGCCAAAACCTATTGGGGAGATAACTACGCCACCCAGAAACAATACCAGGACATGGTGCTGGAGATGGACAAGTCACTGTCTGACCAGCGCCTGAAAATTCAGTCCCAGTATGCGCAGGAAGCTGCCGAACAGCAGGAAGAGGCAGCCGAGCAACAGCAGCAATATGTTGATCAGGCGCAGCAGAGTATCGCGAGCATTTTCTCCAGCCTGACAACCTACGTGAACGGTCTGGCCACCTCTGATGTCTCGCCGCTTTCCGCGGAGGATCAGTACGGTGTGGCAAACGATAATTTCCAGACCGATTACACGGCTGCCATGGGTGGGGATTACGATGCCCTCTCACGGATGCAGACCGATGCCCAGACACTGCTGAGCACCGGCAAAACCTATGATGGATCGGGCACGGATTACGCATCACTGTTCAGCACCGTTACAACTGATCTGGGCAATCTGGTGAATGCCAATCTGAGCAAGATGCAGCAGACATTGATCACGCAGGAGAAATCCAGCACGTCCGACACCAAATCCCTCTCGGATACGGTGGCAACCCTGGCAAAACAGGTGGCGGAACTGGTCGCCTCTAACCAGAAAGTTGCCAGCACCCTCAAAATGAATACGCTCGTGACAGCACAGGCAGGCAAGGCAGCGGCAGCATGAGTGCGGTTCTGTCTGCTGGTGCACGGCTGCGCCTGGTGGAAATCAGTGCCAACATCGGTGCGCCAGCTCAAAGCAGCGCACCTCTGCCGTGGGGTGCGTATCCGTGGGGGATGGCTGCGCTGGCGCAGGGTGGATCTGCCACAGATGCCACCGTGCGTGTCTCTGATCTGGGATATGTGGATGAGACCAACACGCCGTATCCGCCGTTCCTCAATGAAGGAATTGATCTGAGCCGTGCGCTGACACTGTCCTCTGATGCGCTGGGGGGGAGCCTGTCCATTGGCTCACTCAAACTGACCAATAGCGGGGGATATCTGGATAACCTGCTGGCCAATGCGGTGGTGGATCATCTGCCTGTTACGGTTTTGCAGGGCTCCAAACCCCTCAATGGGGCAGATCCTGCCAGATCATCATTGGCGGTGCTGTTCTCTGGTCTGGCCAAAAACTGGCAGCCAGCCCTCAATGCCGTCTCGTTTGATGTGCTGGATGCCACATACTGGCTGGATGGCACCATGGTGGTGGCTACCTATGGCGGCACTGGCAAGCTGGATGGTGACAGCAACGTCAAGGGCAAGAACATGCCGCGCCTGCGCGGTGTGGTCTGCAACATCACGCCCGTTCTGATTGATAGCGTCAATTACGTCTATCAGATCTCGGATGGGCCGGCTTCCATCACCGCACTGTATGAAGGCGGTTATGCAGGTGGCATCCAGTGCGCGGGAACGGTTGCGGATATCTATGCCGCAAGCCCGGCACCGGGCACCTATACGGTGCAGACAGGATCATCGGGCACATGGATCAGGCTGGGCACAAAGCCGGTTTATGCCATTACGCTGGATGCGGTGGGGCAGTTCCGTTCCGGGGCGTCCATGGTGAATGTGCTTGATCTCCTGCGGCAGATGCTGCTGGAGGATCTGGGCGTGCCGGCAACATATATTGATCCGGCCTGGCCACAGACATCCACATTGGCACCCTATCAGGCTGGCTGGTACTGGGACGGCTCCAGCAGTGTCACCGGGAAATCCGTGACCACCACACTGTTATCCGGTCTGGGTATCTCGCTGGTGCCTGCGCGTGGGGGCACATTGCTGCCTGTGCAGCTGGCAGCGCCCGCGACCACAGACAGCGTCAAGCTGGCGATTACGGCTGATATTGCCACGAATGTTGAACCTGTGGCGCTGGATACCTCTCTGGATCCACCCACTTGGCGCTGGCGCATCGGGTATCAGCACAACTTCACGGTGCAGGGCAGCGGATCCACATTGCATCCGCAGGCCACAGCGGATCGGCTGGCGCTGGTCGCGCAACAGGATCGCACGGCCTCGTGGGTCGAGACGCGGGTGCGCGAGAGCTATCGCGTGCCCAATGATCCCGCGCTGATCACAACGGCTCTGGCCAAGCAGGCTGATGCGCAGAGTGTGGCGACAGCGCATGGGCAGTTATGGGGCGTGCAGCGCCGGTTATGGGCGGTTGATATCCCGCAGGACTACGCGCTGCTGCTGGATCTGGGGGATCGTGTGGGCATCTGCCTGCCAGTTCCTGGTCTGCGTGCTGGCGTTCCCGGCATTGTTGTGGGTGAGCACATCAATGCAACGGATCTGACAACAACACTGACAATACTGGTCTGAAATGGAAAATTGTGGCTTTGGCTGGCAGAACCGTGTGCTTGACGCCACGCTGGCAGCCAGTGCGCAGGTTGGCAGCCTGCCTGTCTCAAATCTGCGCATCCCGCAAGGCGCACCCAGTCTGGGCTGGCGTGCGCCGGCAACGTCTGCCGTGCTCACGGTATCCGGTGTTCCCGGTGCGCAGTGGCGCGCCTTCAGCCTGCATCGCACCAACCTGAGTGCCTCGGCAACCTGGCGCATCCGCACTGGCAGCGTAAACAGCTGGTGGGGTATCGATTGGCACACAGACTGGTCTGGCCCGTGCAATGAGGCAAATGGGCAGTGTGTTCATGTGCTGCCCAGCACGGTGACAGATGAGAGGTGCGAGATCACCATCACGGATACGGCCAATCCGGACGGGTATCTGGATATCCCTCTGGTCTATGCCGGGCCGTTGTTCCAGCCGGTGCGCAATTACAGCACGTCCAGCACATTCGGGCGGACATTGGGGCAGGATTCCGTAACGTCTCTGGGCGGACAGGAATTTACATCCACACGCTGGTATCAGCGCAAATACACGATCTCGCATCAATCGTTGGGAGATGCGGATGCGGCTGTGCTGGATCAGATCCTGCTGGCAGCCGCGGCAGACCGCAATGTTCTGTTTGTGCCAGATCCCAGCGCAGATCCCGCAACACTGGCTGCCCAGGCACTGTATGGGCGTCTGAGTGCTGGCAGTGATCTGTCAAATCCATTTGGCGCAGCAGACCGGCACGAAATATCCCTGACATTGACCGAGAGACTGTAATGGCAAACGCAAAACTGCTGGATATGGTTCTGGAGACCGCCACCAATCCTGGCACCGGATCATTTACATTGGCGGGCGCTGTCGCCGGGCGTCTGCCGTTCTCGTCTGGTCTGGCCAGCAATGATCTGGTTTTTTACTACGCGAGCGATGGCAATCAGACAGAATGGGGTGAAGGCACGTTTGTGTCGGGCAGTCCCAATGTGCTGCAGCGCACCACGGTGATTGGCACCACCAATGGGGGCACCGCGCCGCTGAATTTTTCAGGGACAGTCAATATCTACTCCTGCCCACCTGCCGAGCGCATGCCGTTGCTGGATGATGCCGGGTGTCTGCCTGTGGGGGATGTGAGTGATGTGACGTCCGCATGTGCGCTGAATGCCAAATCTGCCGGCACGCTGTTTTACCCGCGCACGGAAGCGGACAGCACATTCCTGTCGCAGGCGGCTGCCAGCAGCACGTATGCGCAGGTGTCAGAAACAACGGATTACGTTGAAATAAAGGTGGGTGACGGGCGCTCGTTGTTGTTTTTTACGGCACAGCAATCTGGAACATTTGAAAATACAGGCTGGCCGCAGTTCCCGATCCCGATTGCTGTCACGGGCGTTGTCAGTGCCATAGGCTGGATCCGTACGGCCAGTGCTGGAGATAATTTTAGAGCGTTCCGGTATGACGCGCCAAATCTGACACTGGTTGGCACAAATGCCACATCTGGGCTGACAGGCACATTTCAGCTGCTGGTGACAACGTCATGACAGCTACACTCCTCAGTGCCGTGATGGAGACGGCGGGCAATCCGGGAGCGTCATCCTTTATTCTGGATGGGGCGGTGAGTGGGTGCTGGTCATTTGCACAGGCCAATGCGAAGGATGGTCCGGTCTATTATTTTGCAGATGATGGGTCTCAGGCAGAATGGGGCATTGGCACGCTGAGCACGGGCTCACCGAATACGTTGGCCCGCACAACGGTTCTGGGCACCACTGCGGGCACATCTGTTCCGCTGAATTTTGAAGGGCTGGTGACGATACGGGCGTGGCCGCCTGCAGCACGCACGCCGCTGCTGAATGATGATGGCACGCTAAACTGTGCGGATGCCTCAACGCCTGGCACGCAAAGTGCTGTCAATGCCCGCAGCATGCACACGCTGGTGTATGGGCGCTCCGATATGGCAGATCAGTTTGTCACGCAAAAGGATGCGCCCGGCCAGCTGATCGCATCGCGTGGCAGTCAGATATCTGTGCTGAAACTGCCCCAGATACAGCTGATATTTGGGGTTGTGTCATTCAACCGGGTCTATCTCACGGATAGCTCTGGAGTGCCCGGAGATGTCCTGAAACTCTCCAGTTTTATGCTGGCCATTCCGACGGGGCTCTCCACCAACGCTTATACGGGAACAGCTATACCTCACGACATCACCTTGAACGCAGACGGAACGCTCAGCGTATTGGTTGATGAAGGTCATTATTTTGATGGCCTCATTCTGGTGCTGGGCGTCATGGCCTCTTAGGGCACAATAATCTGGAATTTCAGGCGGCTTTAGGCCGCTTTTTTTATGTCTGAAAGGGAAGCATCATGCCTGATGATGTGGTGCGGCAGGATGAATTTGCCGCGTTTGAAACCAGCGTGAATGGCAAATTCAGCACGCTGGAAGCTGGCATTGCCAATATCTGGACGGAGCTGAAGCGGATCAACAACCGCAAGACCTGGGTGAATGGCGGCCTGGTTATTTTTGGCTCTGCTCTGGGAAGTGGGATTGTCCAGGCGTTGCAGCATATGCACCCGTGACAACCGAAAACCGGCTTTTGTAAACCTGACCACGAAAACCTGCCAACGTATAAGCCCACTGCAAAGGGCTGTTTTCTGCGGGTTTTGTGCTCCGGTGGACTAATCCGGGCCAGATCACCTGTAAACTCGTCCATGTTGAACGGATATGTGGATGCCTTACAGCTTTTTGACCGTAAGGCGGTTCCATATCTCAATAAGAACTACGGATACGAGGGGGAAGCAGATAAATGCAATCCATCCTGCTGTTGTCATCCTATCAATCCATTCAACGTTTGTTGGCCAAGTTTATGTAACCTTATTCCACCAGCGCTAAAGCTGACTAGGAACAATACATATATATACCATGGCTGTGTATGTGCAGGACTTCCAAACGTTAAATTCACTAATGGAGCTAACGCACCGATAGTGAATTAGGATGTTCCCAAAGTATTGAGGGCATTAGCGCGTAGCTTAAGCCGCTCATTATGAACAAGTTTCTCAGTAGGCGTCATATGCCTCATCAAATGTGACCGTCCGAGTCTGGTCAATCACATTTTGTTTCTACTCCGGCCGCCATTGGGCGGCCTTTTTTGTATCCGGAAAATTGATGAATGATCCGATCCTACTGGCGGCAGATCTGTGCCGCCGGTCTGAAGGCCTGCGCCTGTGCCCGTATGTGTGCCCGGCCGGGTATTGGACAATCGGCTATGGCAGCCGGTTTCTGGCCAACGGGGCCACCGTAACCGCCAGCACCGCACCCATTACGGACGAATACGCCAATGCCTTGCTGCAAGGCACGCTGGGCAAGCTGTTGCCGCAGATCCTGCGGCTGGTGCGTGTGCCGCTGACACCCGGCCAGCAGGCCGCACTGTTGGATTTTACCTACAACCTCGGATTGCCCGCGCTGGCGGGATCCACACTGCTGAAGCTGTTGAACGCAGGGCAGGGGAATGCTGCCCGCAATCAGTTGCTGCTGTGGAACCACATGCACCGCAACGGCCAGCTGATCACCGTGGCCGGCCTGACGCTGCGGCGGCGTGCCGAATGGCAGCTGTGGGCCAGCTGATCCGATTCCTGAAAAATTCCTACTGAAAGCGACATCATGTTCATGACTGAACGCGAACTGAACCGGCTGGCTGATCTGATTGCAGAGCGGCTGGAAAAACGCGGCCTGTGCATTGCAGCACCCCGCAACGGCCAAGCCCTGGTGGTGGAAGACGTGGACATCAACACGCTGCCCGTAAGCCTGCGCGGCGCACAGGGCTGAACAGCCACAAACTCCAGATTTTCACACATACAGGGCATGCACAGCGTGCCCGAAAGGTAGATCCATGAACTTGTCCCGTATCAGCGCATATCTGCGCCAGCCCACCACGCTGTTTGCCCTGTCTCTTATTTTGGGGGATCTGGTGGCCACATGGTTTAACGTGATTCCGGCCGGTGGCTCTGCGGCCATGCTGATTGCGGCATTGCCTTTGCTGGGCAGTGATAACAGCGGCATTATTGCAGCACTTCTGGCCAACAAGGCGGATCTGGAAAAGGCGCTGAATGCTGTGTCCGCCCATAAGGACATTGGCCCCACGGCTGCAAAGGTGATTGCCGATGCCGTGCCGGCCAGCACCATTCTGGCGGCCGCAACATCTGCTATTGCTTCTTCCTCTGCCGAAGCAGCACCCAAGAAAAGCAGCGCGGCTTCTGCCGTGGCCGGCGTCATGCTGCTTGGTCTGGTTGGTACCAGCCTGATGGCGTGTGGATCTGATCAGCTGGTGCAGCGCCAGCAGTCTGTTTACGGCCTGAGCCTGTCTTACGCAGCCGCAGCCCAGCTGGCGGCTGACTATGAAAAGAACCCGGCCGCAGATCCGGCTGTGGTGGCAAAGCTGAAACCGGCCTTCCAGACCGCGCATGACCAGATCAAGCCGCTCGATGATGCCGCGGCGAAGGGTGATCCGCTGCCTGAAGCTGCGGTTGAGGCCGCACAGGATGCCCTAGACGCAGCCCGCAAGCTGCTACCTGCCAGCAAGTAACCTTTCCGGCCGAGACGGAAAACGGATCGCCACTATCAGCAGTAATGATAGTGGCCTTTTTTGTTGACTGCCATAAATGGCGGAAAACCAAGGAAAAACCATCATGAACTATGCAAGCATTGCCATTGCTGCGGTTGAAGCTCTTGTCGAAAACGGCCCGGTGATTGTGGAAGATATTTCCGCGCTTCTGAAGCCGCTGAAAGAAGGCCGCGCACCTACGGCAGATGAATGGGATTTTGCTGAAAAGCAGCTCGATGCCGCTAATGCCGCTGTGCAGGCTGGCTGA